CAATGCATATCCTCCATACAACCTGGTGCAGGAATCAAATATCAAATGGAGGATCGAAGTAGCACTTGCTGGTTGGTCGAAGGACGAGATTGAAGTCTCTACAGAATCTAACGTCCTCCTAATCAGGTCTAAGACAGCGAAGAATAAAGGAGAAGAGGAATACATGCACAGAGGTATTTCCACTCGCACCTTCGCTAGAGGTTTCAACCTGTCGGATGATGTCGAAATCGGCACAGTCAGTTTCACAAACGGGATGCTTGTGGTAGAATTGAGGAGAATCATTCCTGACCACCAGCAACTTAAAGTCTATGATATTCTTGATGAAGTTTCTGAAAGTCCTGAGTCACCCAGTGACTCTGTTTAATGGTCTGTTGGTTGGGTTTCTTATCATTATAGGATTGGCACATAATCACGCACACTACACCATGGAAGTTGACGCTGATTCTTATGTCAGAGGATTTTGTAAAAAGAATCCTGATACTTGTCAGAGTTACTTGGATGATTATTGATACATAGTATACAACCGAAGAGACCCTCAGGGTCTCTTTTTGTTTGGAGTATACTATGAATGTGTATGTAAATCTAAAACCGAATAATTACAGTGGTGAAACTGACCTCTTGACAATTGAAGTACCAGCATCTTATACTGAAGAACTTCTGCGGCATGTCAGACCCATCGCAGAACAAAAAAATACAACCGAAGATAAAATCCTTAAGGACATTATTAAGGAAGCAGTAAACGAAATTGAAAGGAGGAGTTATGAGCGTAAGAGTCGTAAGAACAAGAAACGGTGAAGACGTCATCTGTGACATTCGAGAGATTAGTCAGGAAGGCGAAACTAAAGTTCTTGGTTATCAGTTGATTCAACCATATTCGGTTTGGATCTCTGAAGGAATGTCTGCTGAGGATGATAATGGTAACATCCATAAACTCAGTAATCCTGAGATTACGATGGAACCATACGCACCTCTTGCAAAAGAACAAAAAATTATTGTTCGTTATGATGAAATCATCAGTGCATATGAAACACATGATGATGTAGTCACTAAGTACACCGAATTAGTTGGAGCAACAAATGGAATCGAACCTGAAGATTCTTCTGATGACAAACAGGAGTGAATATCTAATTGGTCAAGTAACTGAACTGGATGAAGAACCATCTATTTTAATTGAAAAATGTTTTGAGATTAAACCTGATGGCACACTTGAGGCGTTTCCTGCTTTTGCATCTCAACGTGATTTATTCTTGACATCCGAGTCAGTTTTGACTATAGTGGATCCGTCAGAACAAATTACAAAGGAGTACCAAGCAAAGAATGGGTAGGTTCTACACCAATGTACAACTTGCAGGAAATGTGATCCTTTATCGTGGGTATGAGAATGGGCAACCAGTCCAGTCTCGTACCCATTTTAGTCCTACCCTGTTTGTAACTTCAAATCGAGAAGAAAAATACAAGACACTAGAGGGCGATAATGTTCGTCCTGTGAAGTTTGAGTCTGCTCGTGAAGCACGAGAGTTCATTGCTAAGTATGAAGGCGTTGAAGGATTCAAAGTGCATGGATACGAGAGATTTGTGTATCAATTTATCTCTCAAGAGTTTCCTGATGAAGTTGATTATAATATCAATCAGATGAAAATCTACGCATTGGATATTGAGGTTCAGTGCGAGAACGGATTCCCTAATGTAGAAGAGGCAGCAGAAGAAATGCTTTCAATCACCATCAAAGATATGGTGACGAAGCAATACTATTGCTGGGCAATGCGTGAATTTGATCCTCCTAAAGGTGTTGAGTATAAAGTCTTTTGGACTGAGCATGAAATGCTCTCAGACTTTATCACCTGGTGGTCAAACAACACACCTGATATTCTGACAGGTTGGAATGTCAACTTGTATGACGTCCCTTACATCGCTCGTCGGGTCAATCGTGTCCTAGGTGAGAAATGGATGAAGAGTCTGTCACCATGGAATCGTGCAAATGAGAGAGAAGTCTATGTCCAAGGTCGTAAAAATTATGCTTACGATATCTCTGGTGTCAATATTCTTGACTATCTGGATCTATATCGCAAGTTTACATACAGTAATCAAGAATCTTACCGACTTGACCATATCGCTTTCGTCGAACTCGGTCAGAGAAAAGTTGATCACTCTGAATACGAAAACTTCAAAGACTTCTATACATCCGATTGGCAGAAGTTTATGGAGTACAACATCCAAGACGTCGAACTGATTGACAGATTGGAAGATAAGATGAAGTTGCTTGAACTAGCAATCACTATGTCTTATGATGCGAAGGTGAACTTTGAAGATGTGTATAGTCAAGTCCGTATGTGGGACACGATGATTTATAACTATCTAAGTGAACGCAATATTGTTGTTCCCCCTCGTAAAGGTGCGAAGAAGGATGAGAAATACGCAGGAGCATACGTCAAGGAACCGATTCCTGGAAAGTATGATTGGGTTGTCAGTTTTGACCTCAATAGTCTGTATCCTCATCTTATTATGCAGTACAATATTTCCCCAGAGACACTCATCGACCAGAGACATCCCAGCGCAACGGTGGATAGAATCCTTGAGGAAACGCTAGACATTAGTGGTGAGAACTGTGTATGCGCCAACGGGGCACAATACAGAAAAGATGTTCATGGGTTTCTACCCGAAATGATGCAGGAGATCTACAATGAAAGGACCATATACAAGAAACGAATGCTTGAGTCTAAGCAAGCTCTTGAACATGCCACCACACCTGCAGAGACCTTGGCACTACAAAAGGATATCTCAAAATTTAACAACATCCAAATGGCAAGAAAGATCCAACTCAATTCTGCCTATGGTGCCATCGGAAACCAATACTTTCGATACTACAATCTTGCAAATGCTGAGGCGATTACTCTCAGCGGGCAAGTCTCGATTAGATGGATTGAAGGGAAAGTAAATCAATATCTAAACAAACTACTTAAAACAGAGGATCACGATTATGTTATTGCTTCCGATACTGACAGCATCTATATCTGTCTTGATCTACTTGTTCGCTCAGTATTTAA